AAGGTCAACCTTATCAACAAGGCTTATTTCGAGAACGGAAGACAGTCAAGGGTTATCGGATTTGAATTCAATCTTGATTTAGCTTATGATTCCCCTATATATACTGTCGGGGAAACCGCCGCCTATTCTCGTATCGGGGAGCTGGAGGAAAAGGTTGAGAGCCTTACCCTAAAGGGACAGACCTATACGGGCGATGGTGACAGCGGTGTGTATGTGATAAGAAGGAATGACTCTACACCGGCCACGGATAGTAACGTGTATTCCGCATTGCGCTCCTTAGTAATGTTCCTTCGTAAGGATCAAGCGGACGGAACAAATTTCTTATTGAAGTTCGGCAAGTTCATCGACTCCATGATTGCCGGTAAAGGTGCCGGTATCTATCCTGACGGGCGCGGTCAGTTCGAGCGTCTTGAGGTACGCGGCTCCGCAGTGTTCAAGGAAATCATCTATAACCGTCTGAACGCACAGGAAGGCGACACCTCATATTCCGAGAACGGAGTCATTGAGTCCGTGGCTTTAGAGAGCGACGGAACTTATACCCTGAAATTGCGCAAGCGCTGGGAGAATGACTTCACCGCATTCCAGGAGGGTGATATAGTGTACGGGATTATAAACAACCTCTTTTCAACGGGGGAGTATTACGCCTCGTGGATGCGCGTGCTGTCCAAGAATGTCCCGGCCAACTCCATCTCGGTGTTGTCATACCCGGACAGTGAGGTGCCGGGCGGTAAAAACTATCCTCCCACAGAGTTGACGATCATTACCAGAAGAGGAAACGCCTTCAATGAGGACAGGCAAAGCTACTGGTATTTGTCCGCCACCACGGATAAATGTCTTGTCTGGCTGGAAGGAGTAACGAAGCCTGTCTTGGAACAGAACAACTATTACATGATATTGGGGCGTTTGCCCAATTTGGATTTGTTTGACAATCTCCCCGTCAACTATAAGCACTCGTACATATTCGCCCGTGCCGGCATCTTCGGTGAACTTTACCGGGTGGACTGGCAGGGACTGCCCGTACAGGAACTGGTGGACCGTGGCTTTTGGTCGGCCGAAGTCGCGTCCTCTGACAATCCTTACACCAATACGCAGGAGCGGGCGGACACGGTTTGGCACTACGGCTGCAAATGGAAGTGCCTGATGACGGGAACAGCCGACGAACCGCAATATGCGGCGGCCGGATGGGCGATGCTGGAAGGGAACCCGGAATTTACGATAGAGATCGGCAGCACAAAGGGGTGGTATTTTGATATCGAGACTTTTTCCACAACGTTATATATTACCGGCAAGCTGTACAACCGTGACGTGACAGATCATATACTTGACGCTGATGTGAGCTGGACGCGTGATACCGGGAATGTATCAGAAGATAACGCATGGGCGGTGAAGCGTGCCGGCGCCGGGAAAAATCTTCCTCTGACGATAGATGATCTCGGACCGAATTATACCAACATGCGGGTGTGTACGTTTAAAGCACAGGCGTTATTGCGTGACGGGCAGCAGTTTGAAGTGGCGGAGAATTTTGTAACATTTTAAAATGGTTTTATACAATGGCAACAAAGCAACGAAAAATAGAAATCAACTACCGGCTGTTACAAACCAGTTGTAACATCGAGGTGGTGGGCAGCGTGCCGGACATGCAGGTCTACCAGGCTGACAAAGCTGAATACACTCCGGACTATACGCTGACACCGCTGGTCCTGTTTCCGCGGTGCAACGCCACCGATCCGGAAGCGGTGACTAAAATCGGGGCGGTCAACTCCAGGCTGACCAACATGAAGTGGTACGAGCGCATCGGAACCACACGCACACTTATCACATCGACAAACACAGGCTACAGCATTACGGAGTCCGGTGACAGCAAGGGACAGATCACAATGAAAAAAAATGTCACCGTCCTAAAACCCGTCACGCTGGAGTTTTACGCGGAATATGCCGACACACGTACCGGACAGCTGTTTACTTTTCAGATGAGCTGTCTTGTCCGCGCGGTTGACGGTACGGATGCGATCCCCGTATTGACGATAGACAGCCCGTCCACGCTGGACTGGAACCCGGTGCGTGACATCACCGCACAGACCATCACGGCTAAACTGATGGTAGGCGACACGGACGTGACGGCTACGGGCAAATGCAAGTTCTTCTGGTACCGTCTGTTGTCTACGGGAGCGCTGGAGGCGATAACCACAGGAGCGGGTGACAACGACTGGGAGTTTGTATCACTGAACAAGAATGTATATAAGATTGACCGCAATTATATAGGTGATGACATCACGATTGTCTGCAAGGCCACCTATGCGGCTTCCGGGACTCCGGCATCAACCCCGGGCACATCGGACCCGGCAGTCTCTACGGTGATACGCCGCAGGATTCCGAAGATTGAAGCCGACTGGGAGGGCGTACCTACGGGTGTTCCGGATGGGACTTACGCCATCTTTCCCAGACCCGTCATTCGGGATACCATGGGGGTTATCCCGAATCCATCCGCCATGTTTAACTGCCACTGGTACGTCAAGAAGAGCGGAGATGCCGGATATGCCAAGGTTGCCGACGGATACTCTCCCAGGATACCTTTCAGCAACGGCATGATGTTAAAGCTGGAGGTGGAGGACAGAGGCCCTTACGTGGCGCTGACACAAGGCGGCAAGGTGCTCACACAGGGGGGCAAGGCGGTAGTAGTAAGAAAATTTGGATAACATTAAAAACAATAGAATTATGGCATTTTACATTAAAGTAACGAAGGAGGTTGCCGACCGGTTGCATCTGACCGATATCCGCAACAGGACAGCGGATGGCAATGTATTATTGTGGCAGGCGGACGTGGCACGTTTCCCCGGCGACACGGTATTTGACAGGGCCAAGGAAGCGGGCGGCGTCTGCCTGACCCCGCAGGCGGCGAAAGAAGAGATAGACGGTACGGACCATCCCGTCGAAGTATTCACACCTGCCTCTTGGGGGGAGGACAACACCGAAAGCTCCGAAGGCACGGATAGTACGGAAACGACCGGGGAAGGAGGAGCGTCATGAGTTTGGCCAGCGCGACCGGACAGGTCATATTTTCGCAAAAGGGCGGCGTATACATGCCTGCCATCCAGTGTAACCAGGGAGATCTGTATCAGGAGTATATGGGCGAAGCGTCCGCGCCGACGAACATCGCACCGGATTTCGCTTCGCTCAAGCCCGTCTTGTCCTTCATTCTCACCTCTTCGCGGGTGGCGGAAGGGCTGGTGGTTCCTTCCTCCATGAAATGGTATTTCAATGATGTCGAGATCAAGTTCTCGGGCAATGTCTCCACCAACACGTTTGGCGGTGAGACGGGACATTTCAAGTTTATCCCTTACCAGCCCGGTACGACGGATTACTACGGATTGCAGATCGTCAAGAATCTGGTCAAGGCGAGCGGAGCGGCCTCTTGTACCATCAAGGGTGAAGCCACCGTGACCGTTGGGAATACCAGCGACACCGTCCAGTTCGTCTATAGCATCCCCATTACCAAGGGGGTCGGAAACCAAAAGCATGTGACGATCATTGCCGGTGACAACAAGTATTTTACCCTTCGGGACAAAGGGCAGAGCTGCATTCTGAAAGCCGTAGCGCGCATGGGCAGTGACGAGATCACTACCGGACTGGCGTACAAGTGGTACAACCAGGTCAACGGTGCGTGGAGCGTGCTGAGCGGAAAGACCACACAGACATTGACCGTCACCAACGATATGGTTGACACGACAGGTGTGTTCAAGGCGGAGGTGTACCAGGGCGGCAAGCTCATCGGTCAGGACACGCAGTCCGTAATGGATGCGTCCGATCCGTTTGATTTGATCCTGAATCCCACGCCCGAGGACGAGACCATCCGGGAAAGTGGTGACACGGTGGTCTATAAGCCCATTCTGGTCAAGCGTGGAAGTACCACCAAGTACAAGGACATGACTTTCTATTTCGTGTTCATGGACAGTGCAGGAGTAGTCCTTAACCCGTCTACTTCCGGTACAGCAGCCACTTCCGGCACGTGTACTTGGGACATGTGCCAGCAGGCAGGAGGCAACGTGGCATGGACCATCACAACCAAGGAATAAGGAGGTGATATGCCGTTGGTGACTAGAACCGGACAGGTCAGTTTTGCTCCAAAAGGTGACAAGGGAGATAAGGGGGCGCGCATGCGTATGCGTGTATGGGAGGCGTCTGTGTCTTACCTGGAGGGCAAGCAAGGGCAGCAGTTTTACGACATTGTACTTTATGACAACCTGCTGTACCTGTGCATCCGTTCGCATACGTCGGTATCGACGGAAACCCCCAAACAGAATGTGGCTTCGGGAAAAATAAAATACTGGGAGGTAGCACAGAGCTGGACTTTTATCGCCACCAAGCTGTTGCTGACCGAGAAGATCAAGGCGTCCATGATTGATGCGGACGGTATCAGGGCGGTCAATGTGGATATCAGCGGAAAAATCACGGCGGATAGCGGACGTATCGGTCCGTTTTCCATAGATTCCGGTATGTTGTCCTCAAAAACTCTTTATGAGGGGACGGATTCCCATGTCGGTTTCAACCTATCCGCCGGACAGATAGAGTTTTATAACGAAAGGACATTTGCACGTGTAAAAATCGGAGGGAACACGAAATTTGTCACAATCGAAGGGATATCGTATGATGCCGGAATTGACATACAGAGTCCGAATGCCATGATCGGGATGCACATCAAGACCCTGAGCATTCCTCTGTTCGTGGAGGGGGGTAACATTTTCCTTCATCCGAACAATGACAGTTATGTGTCTCTTCATGGCATAGTGGGGAACTGGAGGAACATATCCGTCAGCACTTCCCTGAATAACAATGATGACAATGTGATGTTTATTAATACGGGTAATATAGAAGTGACACTTCCTCCGGATGTTCCGGGACATACCATATACTTCAAACGTATGAGCGGCGGGGTAAGACTGACAGGCGGGCGCATCCTGCCTGCCCCCGGAGGAAAAGAGATGTCCTCCATTGATCTGGATTATGCGTCCGGATTCGTTAAATGTATGGGCAATTATTGGGTTATGTTTTATTGCGGATAACAGTATTTAATTAAGAATATTATGAAAGTTGATTTTACAAAATTTCCCCTGTTCACGGGGATAGACAGACAGGATATGGTGATAGCGGATATCCGTAAGGATATTGCTGACGGCATTTACAGGAACGTGCCCGGTCTTCCGGCGCACGTGCTTGCGGAGAAGATCTATCGGAACGAGCTTGTGGAGCTTGCCGATGACGAGATTCATATACTTGACCTCTACACTTCCGCTTCGGTGGGGCAGCTCGCCGACTCATGGCAGGATTATAAGAAAAACAATTTGGAAACTGGTAAATAAAAAATATTATGGAAAAGATGGAATTAAGTGAGGCGTTGAAAGCCAATGCCTCAGTACTGGAAGGACTGTTAGGGATAAATGATACGTGGTACAAAAGGAGATTTGGTGAAATTACTGATTTTAATGAAGCTAATAATACTGGATATATGTTTGTCGATAAAACCCAATCATTGGATAATAAACCCAATACATCAAGTAATTATGGATTCTTGGAAACGATTGCTATTAATGAGGTCACCATCAAGCAAACTTTTGTAGATTTTCAGAGCAGATTTTTTATTCGAATATGTAATAATGGAACTTGGACTGATTGGAAACAAATACAAACAACATAGTATTAAAAATAAGTCATATTTTAATGAGATAAAACGGATGGGTGCCGGTCCACACCCGTCCGCTCCTCATGTTACCAAAGAATTATAGTATTTCTATATCTTCAGCATCATCCAGATTCTCATCAACTATATTCATGGATAAAGACAGGTCAACCCCAGTAGTATCCAAAAACAAAGCACTTACACGAAATGAAGCTGTGTTTGTCTTGCTCCGAACGAAGAGATGATCATTTTTTCGTTTGAACTCTATTTCAGAAATCATACTACCGTTGACTTTCCTTATGATATAGGAGTTACCAGTCTTACTATTAATAAAGAACAGACCTGTAGAACCACCCCAATATACATACAATATCATACCGATATAGGCGTTAGATGAACTCGCTAGGCGAACGACACATACTTCTTGAACGGAGTCTTTATTGCAAACCAATATAGGAGAAAGAACGCCTTTTCTCAAGAGCCCTTTACTTCCTAAATTAGCAATCGGCATCAGTTCTTCCAGAAGGATTTTACTAATCTTCTTAAGGCAATAAATTTTGATAAGCAATTAAAAAAGGAACCCTGCTTCCTTCAACTCCTTCAATTTTGGAAGTCATAATAGTAGTATAGTCATTTTCAAAAGTGAAAGTAAATAATGTTCCATCAATATATTCTTTATACCCTCCAATATATTCTATATTTTTAGTTGCTGGAGATATTACAGCTATTGATGGATATAAATTATAATATTGACTACATATCACCAATATGCCATTTGCTTTTATTCTTTTTGATTCACCTTTATGTAACGAAAATGATTCACTAGTAAAACCATTGATAATCTTATTTATCTCTAACAGTCCTTCCAGAAGGATTTGTATCAATGACTTTTGTATTACAATATTATTTTAAATGTTTGTTGGTCTATATATCGTTTATTCTGTTCTTTTTTTCATATAATGATTCTTTTTTAAATATTTGTTATAGCTTTGCTATGACAATTAATAATGTTTTTTCATTTATTAATTTTTGAATGCCGTGAGGTATTTTAATTAATAAAAAGATTTGTGTATGGAATTGGGCAGGATTGGCGAATCCTGCCTTTTTGATACCGTACGTCAACTACATAATAATTTGGGCAAAACAAAATTTATATATAACTTTGTAGCATCTATATTGAATTAAACATTATTCTAAATCACTAAAAGAGTTTGCTGATAAAAATGTCTAGATGCTATCGTTCGTGATGAATAATGGCATCTTTTTTACAAATGTTTTTTTCACAGACCATTTTTTTATAGATATTATACATCTTTACTTGCGAAAGTGGGGGTGTATTTTTTATTGGCTAAATTTTGCAGCTTGGAACAGAGGATGCATCTTTGCGGAAAAATGGATAAAATCAGATACCGTCTTGTATATAACCGCCAGAACACACTTAACAGGCAGGGCACGGCTCTTGTACAGGTTGAAGCCTATTTGAACCAAAGGAAAATCTACTTGAAGACAAACGTGTACCTCAAACCGGAGTGCTGGAGCCGTGAGGGGGCACAAGTCATTAACCATCCCCAGTCTAACGAACTCAACACAATGCTCTATGAATACATCCTGTATCTGCAAGGCATAGAGTTGGGGTATTGGAAGCGCGGAATACCTGCCACACTCTCACTACTGAAGGATGCTGTCAAGAAGAAAAGTGCCGTGAATGTCAGCTTCTCCACTTTCGCCAAATCAGCCATTGACAATTCGGACAAGAAGCAGTCCACCAAGGACAACCTGCACTCGACACTGGCGGTCCTGCATGATTTCCGTTCCGGATTGGACTTCAAGGATCTTACCTATACATTCCTTCGTGATTTTGAGCAATACTTAAGAGAAAAGGGCAATGCGGTCAATACGATAGCCAAGCACATGAGACAGCTCCGTACCTTGGTCAATGAAGCAATCAACCAGGGATATATGCACGCAGATGCTTATCCGTTCAGAAAGTACAAAATCAAACAGGAGAAAGGCAGACATGAGTTTCTTACCCCGGACGAGCTGAAGAAGCTGGAAACGGTCGAGGTGGAAGAGGAGTCCATGCGCCATGTGCTCGATGCCTTCCTGTTCTGCTGTTATACCGGATTGCGCTATTCTGACTTCTGCCAGCTCACACCTGAGAATTTCATTAGAGTAAACGGCAAACGGTGGCTGTACTTCAAATCCGTCAAGACAGGGGTGGAAATCCGTCTGCCGTTACATCTGCTGTTTGAAAGCAGGGCATTGGGCATTCTTGACCGTTATCCGGATATCGGAAGTTTTGCCGCTTTGCCTTGTAACTCGGAAGTGAATAAGCAGCTTCGAAAGCTGGCCGGGTTATGTGGTATCAAAAAGCGGATAACCTACCATGTGAGCCGTCATACCTGTGCCACCCTGCTGGTTCATCAGGGAGTTGCGATTACAACAGTCCAGAAGTTGCTCGGACATACTTCCGTAAAGACCACACAGATTTATTCAGAGGTACTTTCCAGCACCATTGTGCGTGACTTGAAAAATGTTCAAAGGAAAAGGAAAAAAGTAAAGATGTTTCCTGATAAAGGCTTGAGGACATCTGATTTTATAGACAATCGGTAGATTTCATGAATCCTATTTGTTTTCTATTAATATTGTGACTCTTTAAATTCTTCGGATAATCGGAATATTGCTCCTGATTATTTTTTCAATATGGATTGAATATGAATAGTTTTCACTATCTTTGCAGTTGTAACTAGGAGCTTGATGGCAATAAATATTGTCATCGGGCTCTTTTTTTATTGTCTATCTGTTAAAGTAATGAAATCCCCCGTCTGGCTTCACAGTCTGACGGGGGGAAGTTAAGTCCAATACTAGTTTTGAAAGAATCAGGTTAACAAAGTCTTGACAAAGATAGTGAAATATGAATAGTAAGCAATATGG